AATGCCTGCCGGTACTGCGGCTTTGCTAATAGCAAACTGGGCTTTTTCTCCTGCGGTTTCTAATTTCTTGAATTCTCGTATGGCTTTGTCAATGCCTTTAGCGTTGAAATCTGAAATTATGGGGATTGAAATAGCCATTACATCACCTTAAAATTCTTGTTGACTTCAGCCATTACACCTTCAACAACTTTTTGAACTTCGGTCGTTAGGTCGGCAATTTTTGCTTCGAATACTGGCCAGATAACACGGCTGGCGGAACGACCAAACTTGGCGCTAAACGCTGTACCTAACGGGTTAGTGTTAGCACGGCCTGCAATGTCAAAGATTGCGGCAGCAGGGTTCTTTTGCATAACCGAAAAGGCGGCGCCTTTTTTCTTGTTGTTAACTCGAACACCTACACCACGAACAGCGTTAGCGGCAGTCAAAGGGAAAACTTGGCGCCCACCTGGTGACCAGTTTCGTTTTGTGCCACTAGGTAAACGGTTGTTGTCATAGGTGGACTTCATAGCGTTAGTCATCGGTGTGGCAATCTGTTTCATGTTTGCCACGTACGCTTTACGGTAACCAGGCTCTACCTGGTTTAAATATTTAACGGCTTCTTTGACACCATCTACTTTTATAGTTAGATCGGTTGCCATGACTATTTTCTGCTTTCGTTGATGACCTTAATGACCGTTGCTAGGTCGTTGGTATCAAACTCTACATTAGGTGGCCAGTACCCTGTCGCTACTAAAACTTGGGCTAGAGCGTATCGGTAGGTACTGGCAAGGTAGGGCGTTCTGGTTCGTCGCTAACAACTTCAAGCAATACCAGCTTCTTAATAAAATCGTCCATAACGATTGGCACAATGACGTTGTGTTGCATGCACGCCTGGTGTGCAAGGTATGCCAGATCTTCAATGCCGATACCGTTTGCCAGGTCGCTGGCTTTGCGTTTGAACTTTCTTTCCCACGAAACAATCGTGAAAAGGTTGGTGCTTACTTCTACAGGGCCTTCGCCCTGGTCGACTCTAAGTGTTAGTTGCATGTCGGGCCTTTGCTGTTGGGGTTGCTAGATCAGGAAACAACGGTGGTCAAAACGCCACCCTTAAACGTAATTGAAATGGTTGACAGTTCGCCCATGGTTGCGTTAATTACGGGCAGACTTTCAAGATAAGCGCCCACCAATTCAAAGCGTGGTTCTGTTGCACTAGCTGTGGTCAAGCCTGCAACGGTGTTGGAAACCTTTACGGTGGTGGTAGTGCCAACTAGAGCTGCCAAAGTTGCGTAGGTTTCGCTGGCCGCATAGCTCATGTATAGGTCAAGCGTAATTTCTTGGTTAAACAAGCCCGAAACGAACACACGGCTGGTGCTACCAAAGGCTGTTGATTCAAGGGCTTCGGCCATGTTGGTGACCGTGGCGCTGGTGCATTGGTCGGTCAACGAAACGCTGTTGACCATTACGCCTGGGTTAGAAAGGTATGTCGAAGTAGCCATGGGTTAATCCTTTTTCGGTTGTGCTTTAGTTTTAGCAGATTTTGGGGTGGGCTTGTCGCTGGCTAGTTCGTCAGATTCAATAAACCCGTGAGCTAGTAACGCTTCAATGTTTGTACCGGCACCAGGCACAAATTCTGCGCCTACTGTTCCGATTCTTTCGCTAATGATTGTGTATTTCATGTTCAACCTGCTTGTGCTTGTACGTCTATGGATAGGTCATATGCGGCAAAAGTCTGGCCACCAATCGGGATATAGCCAGGGCGCCCAGATTTCACTGCCACGTTCTTTGCTAGGACTTGCGCACACATGCTTAAAACGTTGCGTAAGCCGTCTAAATTGCCTGGCCCTAGTGTTACTACTTTTACCGAAAAATTCATGGTAACGATGTTGTAGTTGAAGCAATCAAAACTGGGTGCGTCAATAAACACGCACGGTGGGTTGATCTTTTCAGGGTCAAAGACAACCCGTAAACCTGTAATGGTTGCAAGGGTTGTTGCTAGGTCGTCTATCGACTCATTGAACAGGTCGGTGTAGACAGTCATTATGCAACCGCAGGCCGTGGGATACCAGCCAATTGTTTGATTAACGGCGACAGCCCAGACACGGCGGCGGTGCCCATGTCGCTAAAACTTGCAAATTGGTCTATGGCGCCACGTTGCCTGTAAATCGAGCCGCCAAACATGATCGTGGCTAGCTCTACGTCACCGCTGGGGGCCGTGGTCAAAGAGTCCGTATACCCTGACTCTTGACGTCTACGAAAAATAAAGTTGTTGGCGCTTGAAGCACATTGAGCTAAGAAAGCGGTTTCGTCAACACTTGCCAAAGCAATGCCTAGCCAGGTGCCTATTTGTGTGCCGGTCACCCAGGTGCAAGTTTCCGTGTAGGTCAGGGTGCCTTGCGGTATTGCAGCTGAGCGGTCAAGGTTGTCGCCTGCGTCATAAAACAACACCTGATTAGGTATCGGGTAGTTGTAATCAAATGTCAGATCGCCAGTACTGGTTACGCCCGTGAACAAATATTCGGGTATGGCGTAAACATTGTGCGAACCGTTCAAACCGTGGCCTAAGCCAGCAAGCGTGAACGGTAAGCCCAAATTTAGTTCGGGTTCTGTCAATGTTTGAACCACAGCGTAATCATCTAAACGCTGGTGAAATATGACTTGATAAACAGCCATGGGCGGCTAACCGCCTTTCGACTAAGCCTGGGTGATCTTGCGAATCATGCTTGAGTTAGCAGCAAAGGTTGCGGCGTAACCGAACATTGACATGGTGCGTGAAATGGTGCTGGGGTTTTCAACCGAAAGCAGGCCACGATCTTGACGGTAAATTTCGTAGGCGTTGCTGTTGAAAATCACCATGGTCTTAGCGGCGAAGTTGTTATCAACGACAATTTGCAAACCAAGTGGGTTGGCGTTTTGGAAAGCGTTAATGCCACCGTTACCGATTGCGTTAAACGCATTCAGGCCACCGCCCGTGTAACCAAAAATCGGGCGCTTCTGGTCGTCGGTGAGCTGCATCATCAAGCCCCAGGTGGTTGGGTCGACAGCGATATGGGTTGGCAAGAAGTTGGTGGCGGCAACTGTGGTGACTGCGCAATCGTAGATTGACTTCAACAAGTCGGCCACGGTCAAGTCCCAAACGCCATCGGAAGAAGCTGCAGTGACGAGGTTGTCGCAAGCGAAGTTGTCGATTGCTCGCAGGTACTGGCCGGCAAGGTCTTGCATAATGACTGCCATAGCGGCTGGGTCGGTGAAGTCAACGGTCTGGTATGACAAGGTGGTCGCACCAGCGAAACTCTTTTTGGTGACGGTGTTGGCGGCAATCACGCTGGTGGTTGCTGACACTGCGTCAAATTGTGCGGCCTGCTCTGCAACAGTTGGGTGGGTTGTCCATGTTGGGCGGATGAACGTGGCACCAGTTCCGCCACCAGGCATTGCCCTTGTCCCGACGGCTGTCAACAGAGGGCTGATGTAGTTGATATCCGCAAAAACTGGGCCGAGCAACGGAAGGGGCACAATACCGCCCACATTGGTGCTGGTTACATCACCAGCTGCGGCTTCAATCGGTGACTTGTGGTAGGCACGGTAATCTTCCCAAACCTTGTTGGCGTTAGCGGCTTCGATACCGCCCTTGTGGATTGCGGCCATGAATTCAAAAGCGTTTGGCAAACGTGGTTCACGCTTTGCTGTGGCAAAAATCGGTGCTGTAGGCACTACGGTTTCTTCAACAACTGCAGGGGTAATTTCCATTTTGGGTTCTTCCTTTGGTTCTTCGACTTGTGGCGCTTCCGCCGCTACTTGACTGATCGTAGCACCAGCGAAAGCAGGCGTGGGGACTAGCGACAGCTCTATCCATTCGGCAGCCAAGATGGTCATGTTGCCTTCATCGTCGTATTTAAATTCTGTGGGGTTTACACCAACCGACACGCTGTCAATTACACCGTCAGCTGCCAAAACTAGGGCTTCGTCACCGGCACGGGTTGACGATACTTTGGCTGTGAAATACATGGCTTCGGGACTGTCTACACGTTCGGCCACTAAACCGACAGGCTGGGTTGAATCGTGGTACATGTACAGGCGTGGGGCTTTACCGTCTACGGGCAAACTGCCTGGTGCGAATTGCACGGTGGTGCCATCGCTTACGGTTGCAAAAGTGTTGTAAGGCACCGCAATGCCTGTGATGGTTCGGCGTGCTTCACCGTCTGGGCCTGCGGCTTCGACAGCAAAAGTGTTGGAAGTAAAACGGATCATGTCGCTAGGTCCTCTTGTGTGTTTTCTTGTGGTTGTTGTTGTGGTTCGTACATTTCTGTACCTTCAGATTTTAGATAGTCTTCGTAGTCCCATTTAACATAGGTGCCACGTGGCAGTTGCTGACTCAATGCGCTAGTAATTGCTTTGGCTTACATTGACAGCCCAAATGTCA